GGATCACCACCCGGCCCGGTATCGTTCCGCCGTCTTTAAGCGATGTGATCATGAAATCAAATCCTGTTCATCATCTCGCCGAACTCTTCCGCGATCTGGTCCTCCGAGAAGCCCCGGTCCCTCATTAGACCCTGGGCCGACCGGACAGAGCCCGTCACCAGAACTGCATCCCTCTGGGCGTCGGCCATCTCGTCGGCGGGGAGGCCGTCGTGCCATGTGATTTTTAGATCGGTAAGCTCCACCGCGCCCGCCATGCCCGCGTTGACCTCCAGGGCCGAACATAGCCGGAGGAGCCTCTTGATCGTCGGCGTCGTCCTCGTCTGGAGCCTGTTGGCCTTTTTCAATGGAGCTGTGAGCATGATCCGGAGAGCCTGAGCCGAAAGCCCCTGGCCCCCAGCGGAGGCGTCGAAAGCTACCTTGCACGTCTCGGAGATCTCGAATAGCCTTTGCATCAGGCTCTCGATCGTGACGAAGTTGGCCGGAAGCTCGCCGTTCCAGGTGATCATGCCCGGAGGCGACTGACCTTCGACGAGGTTGATATACTTCGACCCGCCGGTGATTTTGTACTCACCATCCCGGGGGTCTTGTTCCTCAATCGGGGGTCCGAACATCCAGGGGTCGGAGAACTTGTCCTCGATTCTGAGGATCTGAGCGTACCTCCATTCAAGCTCCCTGATGATATCGGCTATATCGAGGTAGTCGTCCATCCCATGATACCGTTTTGTGGAGGTGACGTTTTGGATGAGCTGAATCGTGAAATCGTCGATCCCCGTCTCTTCGATCGCCACCGTGCCCCGGAACTCTGGGAGCTGGTTTAGGTCGAGCTGAGCGTCGATCTTCTCGTCGGCGATCCGATATAGGCGATGCTCTATTCGGCCGACCGTATGAATTTCGACCTTGAGATACTGGACGCGCCCGATGGAGATCGGCTTTTCCTTCTCCCAAGCCTTGATGGTGGCTTCGGGAAGGAAAGACTGATTTTCGGCGCTCACCATCGTTTCGACATCGATCAGGCCCGGCTCTTCGCGGGCGTCGATCGTGTAGGCGAGGACGTGAGCCTTAACGCGCTTGACGTTCCCCGAATCGACGATCGGGAACCAGTACTCAGGCGGGACGTTCTCGACGATCCCGTACCCGTCATATCGGATCTTGAGGACGGCATCGCCGAACTTCGAGACGTCGATTATGGCATCGCTTAACACGGTCCAGAAGTCGGTATCCTCGATGATCCGGTCGATCGCGTCGGTCTCGGCGTCGGATTCGGCCGATACCTCCGGAGGCTCACCACAGACGAGATCGGACCAGAGGAGGGAGAGCCGTTTGAAGAAGTTCAAGACGAGCCGAAGATCGCCCGACTTGTCGGCCCTAAGCTTCCGGATCTCGTCTTTCCAGACCTCGCCATGCTCTCCGACGAAGAGGCTCTCATTGGTGGCGTATTTCTTGAGCCTGTTGGCCGTGTCGGTATCTTTCGGCGGCCAGGGCGCACCCTTCGCGAATAGAGCCTCTATATCGGTGATCATTCGTCCCTCTCTCTCTGGCGTCGCATGTAGGCGAGGTTGTCCTCGATGTTCCCGGCGATCTTTCCAAGATGTGAAACGCAAATCCGGAGCCCGTCCCATGTACACTTCTGGCCAGTAGCATGGACGGAACCGCGCGAATATTCGAAGATCTCGGCTGAAATGGCCACTTTCGCGTAGGCGTCTTGGTCTTTCAGCTTCGCACCGCATAAAGCGCATTTCAGCCCTTCGGATTCGGTCATTTCACATCCCCCTCGGCTTCGATCCTACCTTGGCGATTCCGTAGAATACCCTCATCGCCCAGTACCTCGTCTCATCGCAACTGTGATCAGATTTTTTTACCGGTTTGTCTTCGCCCCTTTCCTGTGCCTTCACGTCCCAGACGTAATTAAGAAGCTCCTCGATCGTCTTTCGGCATCCTGAATAGATCTTGAAGAGCCCCATCACAAGAGCCTGGGATACCGTCTGGATGCCGTCCACCACGGCGTTTCGGGCTGGATAGATGACGATGCCGGGGAAGTCCTGGCGAAGTTGGCCGATGAAGTGTTTTGCCGAAGGATCAACGTCAATCGATTTGGGCCGGATTTCTTGGCCGTTCCAAGTGAGGAAGGCTTTCATCGTGGCCGAGTACTCGGCGTCGGTCTTCGATCCGCCCCCGACCGTTGGGTCGTGATACATCTCTTTGACTTTGTACCAAACCCCCGAGGCCAAACCATATAGACCAAAAACGGTGGGGTTGCTCGCGCCATAGTCCACCGCCACGCGCCATGCGGAGAAGCTCGGGGGTAGCTTATCCACCACAAAACCGTCTTTAGGGTCCGAGCTGAAGAAATCGTAGATCGCACCTTCCGCCAGGCACCAGAGGCCGAGGATGTACCGCTTGTAAAAGATCGACCCCGAAGCGTAAAGCTGCCGATATCGAGCTTTCGTGGCTTCGGTGAGGCTTGGGTTGTCATCCATCAGGAAGTGCATCACGTAGAGGCCGAGTTCTTTCGCCCGGTCGATCCACTTCGTCTTAAAGTAGTGATATGGGCTCTCGGGGTTACAGTTAAACCAGAGCTTCGCGCCATCCACCGAACATCGACCGACGGCCTGATTCACGAAGCTTTCTGGCTGGAGGGCGACCTCGTCGAAATATGCCCCCGCCGCCGTGATGCCCTGGACGAGATCCTGACTCCCCTCGTCTTTACCGCCGAATAGGTAAAAGTAATTCGTGATACCGCAATATGAGACTTCGACCATATTATCGGCCCGGTGGTCGATATAGACCATGTCGCGGCCGAGTAGCATCCTCTTGAGCGGGGCGATCACGTTTCGCCGGAGAGATCCTATCGTCTTTCCAGCCAGGATGAAGTTCTGGTGGTTGAATCGGGACATCGCCCAACAGACAAACGAGAATGACATGGGGGCCGACTTGCCCGCCCTGATAGCGCCCTCCGCGACGATGCCGTTAAGGTTCTTGATCGGGCTCCCTTTCGTCCACCAGGTCATCAATTGCCATTGCTTCTGGCTTAATGGAACCCATCGGAAGGGTGTAATCACTTGCATCTATTCCCGCCCATATATCAGGTGATACGGCCTCCAGCGCCTCGAAGAAACCATCAGATTCGGTCTTGTCTCCTCCAGCCCCCGTCTCTTTCCGTCTCTGTTCCAGGAGCCGCTCGACCGCCGAGGTCCATTCCATCATGCCTTTAGGGTATCGGGATTTTGGCAAAATCGCTTTCAGCGTCGAGAGACCTTCATCTAGGAGCAAAAGGCGCTCTTCGGGGCCGAAGGTCGATAGATCGATATCCGCGATGTTTTCAGGTTTTGGGGTATCGACCTTTGGGCGACGACCTTTTTTTGGGGGTCGCCCGTTGCCTTTGCGAGAATACCCCTCTTGATTAGCGATTTTTGAGACAGTTTGCTTCTTTCCTCCGTCGCCTAATCGCTTTGCAGCGATCTCCTCGAAAGAGAGCCGTCCCTCTCGGAGATCCTCGATAATAGCGTTTCGGACTTCCGGAGGAAGAGGCGGCGGCATGTCATCAGGTCACCTTTCATGTCTTAACTTGGATTTACGACCCACGAACCGGCCCCATCGAGCGATGTCCCGCTCAGAAGGCTCCAACGGCTGGTAGATCTCCCTCGGCCTCATCCCACAGGTAGGGCATCCTCCGCTCTGGAGGTTCCAGAAAATGATCTTATGGCAATGAGGGCAAACGTAATCAAGGATCTCCAGCCTCGCACCAAAAACGATCTCCCAGTTATGAGATGTCGGCGGCGAAGGCTGGACGACCAGCCCCCTGGGGTCTTGCTCGCCGTCCGGTGGCCCGACGGGGTTCGGAATCACTGCCTATAGATAACATCGTCACGATATATATATCTTTCCTCTAAGCGCCTCTGCTGGAGGCGGATGGCATGGCAACGGCGGCACAGGATCACGCCGCCGCGTCGCCTCATCTCGGACTCGTCCACCGAGCGCATGCACCCCCAGCAGTAGGCGATCATTCGTGCCCCGGCCAATAGGCCGTCGGCGCCCGGCCGCCGCGCCCGGGCTTTTTG